AACTTCTCAACACCTTGGAATGTAGGAAAACTCCAGAGATACCAACGGGACCAAAAACCAGCCCCGTCGATACCGCTCATTTTCCAATCCTCTTTATCACTTCTGTTGATACTTAACATCTTATCTTGAATCTTCTTGGGATCTCGCTCAGATGTGATGTACTTCGGTACCCGCCCCCCGTGTCTAAGAATATACGATCTCATACGAGAAGGAGTCCCATGTTTTGTATAATCCGAAAATCCACGAGCACCAAAATCCACAGTTCTTCCGTCTTCTAGTGTTGCCCTGAACTTCTTTTTAAGATTAGGGCTACGAGTAATTTTGACGCGCATACTTATTATGTATCAATAAAATTTACTTGCACATTTGGCAACCGTAGTTTTCCTTCTTGGGGAGGAAGAAAAGACGCTCAGGACCACGCTTGACCATGAAAAGGTGATCATAAATGTGAAGTAGAGAGATGGTGAGAGTGAGAGCAATAGCAACCATACCCTTATTCTTGCGGGCGGTGATCATGTAGTAAAGAACGACCGCAACGAGAATCATCTGAACGATGGAAAATTTGGGCATTGTGAAACGCTTCTCAACGGTCTCAACTTCCTCGGTGGGTTCGGGTTCAGCATACTTCGACTTGTATCCAATAGCCATGTTTTATTATCTATCAAGAAATTAATGTGGACTCTCACAGTGATCCCGGTCCTGATGGTATTGCATGATTATATGAAGGCACCTATAGACCGCCTGTATTTCACCAACTTATGGAGACCTCTACTCGGTATTCAGAACACCTTCAGAGATGTAATACATTGCGTATCGACACATAATGTTCAAAAATACCCTGGACTTTTGTTACTTAAACTTCACTATCAAAAAATCAAAGATGAATTTGAACGGGTTTCTTCTACACTGACTAAGAAGTACCAACACGATCATGATAAGTGGTCACCACATAACATGAATTATTGTTTCTATGAAGTTAAGGACTTTCCCATTCTTTGGAACTTAATAAATCAGATTTCATGTGTAGATAAAGAACGACCACATTTTGCCGTCATAGATGGTCCTATGATTATTCCACCGCATAGAGCTGAGTCTAATAAACATCTTAGATATCAACTTACTTTAGAGGGTGACGGTGACTGTAGTTTATATACTGAAAATGGTAGGCACATACACAAAGAAGGTGAAGAATTCCTCTTTGATCATGGGAGATACCACGAACTCATAAAATTGGGAGAGGGGAAACGGGTTGTTCTCATCTTAGATATTCATAGGTGATTTCGACACACTGCTTCATACATATCACTTCCACCTATAAGTTCTGTGGTTTTATCTTTGACGATCCTCTTAGTAAAAGGACCAGGTGTTCCATTATTACAATGCATACATAGTGCTGAAAGTTTAGTTACATCACTTGCGAGAGGAATACAATCGATGAGTTCTCCAAACTTTCTCTGAAAACAATCTCCATCAAGACCTGCGATAATAATCGATTTTTCTAGGTATAAACACCCTTCTATGAATTTTTTGAGTCTGGGAAAGAATTGTGCTTCATCTATGGCTATTATATCAGCCCGTTCAAATTCATCTGTATCTATGATATCAAATAGGTCATACACTTTGTGGCAATTAAACTTAACATTATCATGCGTTTTGAGAACTTCTTCAGGTGATCTGGTATCTTTCGCTGAGTTGACGATCATGACTTCCTTACCTATTACTTTTAGACGCTTAAGTTGTCGGATAAGTTCGGAAGTTTTACCAGAAAACATATTCCCCATAATAATTGAAAGTCCCATTATCACCTTATTATTATAATATTGTATTTTTTATATGGGTGAACTTCACAGGGCAACTTTTAATGGCCACACAGGCTATTACAATCCTAGGACAGGTCGTGTCAGATTCGGGAAATGTATTTACCCAAATATTACATCGGCTATAAAATATCTTAAGGGGTGACCTTAATAAACACGGGTTTCTCTGGTTTAACAAGGAATAGTCCAACTTGTAAGACCCTTCGCGCGAATTGTGATCCAACTATTATCGTACTACTTTCCACATACTTACGAGAGTTTGGCCTATGATGATCCAGTACCTTCTTCATAGATAGAATCCTTCTTATAGACACATTATTACAATGTGTAGTATTTAATTCAAGATTAACCGGTTCATTGTACCTTCCCCATATACTGTTAAAAAATAAATCGATATGTTTAGGTTTAGTACTATCGGTTATCATCAGAGAACATGTTCGTCCCATTTATATTCTGTGTGATAAAAAATATCACTAAAAAACAAGAATGCCTCTCACCGATGCTCAAATTGCTCGAAAAGTTGGGCAACTGCGTAGAACAGAAGGTCAAATCTATGCACCTCTCAAATACTTCAAGGGGCTTGGGACTCTCAAGGAGGTTGAAACTCGTTACAAGAAGATGCTCAAGAGGGACTACACCAAGTTTAGAACAGACGAAGGAAGAAAGACGAAGACTTCCTCCTACACCCAAAAGTTCAGGAAAAGGTACGGCTCAGATGTCAAGTCGTTGCCAGATATTGCGAAGGCTACTGGCATTCCTCTAAAAACTGTGAAGACCATCTACAATAGGGGACTCGCTGCGTGGAGAACCGGGCATCGTCCGGGAGCCTCTCCACAAGCGTGGGGGTACGCTAGGGTGCACAGTTTCGCCACTAAGGGGAAGACGTACTACACGGCTGATAAAGATCTGCGTTAAATACAAGATGGTTCACCTAGAACGAATACATGAAGAAATACGCGTTTTAAACATAAAAGACGAAACTTTACTCTCGTTTCGTGTTTTTGTAAATTTTGTTAGACGGGTAGATTATTTGAATAGTATTGGATTGGGAATTTTACCCGATCGTAAAACTTTGACAGATGAGGAGAGTAATGAAATGAAGTATCTCGATACATATTTTAAAACCCTAAAATCTCTATTTCCAGTGTTATACTGTAAGTGGAACCGAAGGTCGAGTTAAAGAAATTAGTATAGGAGAATGTAATGAACGTTCCAGAACATTTTAAGAAACTTTTTCAAAGTAAAGACCTCACAATGAATCAAAAAATGATGACGCTCATGGCATTCATGCCAGAGATTCCATACAACGCAGAAACTGCGAAAATGTGGGAAGATGGAGAAAATGTGGGTAAGGACATTAAACGCCTCGTAGATGAGGGTAAGATCCGTTTAGATGGTTTCGATTCAGATTTTATATTAAAAGTTACTGAGTTTTAAAGCTCTATACAATGGTAACTGAACCCCAACTATATGAATAATTGATTTCAACTGTTCATGTTTGATATATACAGAATTCCATATGAAACATGTACATGCGATACAACTCCACATAAATACGTAGTAATCCGCAACATTGAAATTTACATACATGATGAGTATGAAATTACACAGTATGTCATACCACTTGATGAAAAAGTTTGTGGGTGCTAACACGTGAAAGAGTATTCCGTTATATAAAACTATATAAGCTATCAATGATTCCGTACGTAGATAATGAACTATGTAGGGAACCAAACCAATTGCCCGAATATTCATGATATGAATTACAATTATTACTTTATGTAGATTTCACACGAGGGCTTCTTTGCCAACTCTGGTATCCACGATTTCAATGTCTTCTAATTGGTAGAGTTTCCATATATGTTCAATGCGAATATATTTTATACTCGTTTAATAGTACTGTATCGTTCATTTGCCTCTGGATCAGCTTGATCGGGATCGAATATAATATTCTGTTTTACGTGATATGGTCTTGCTTCTTTCACAGGATTGCTCGATTCGTAGGGAATGGATGAGTGATGGAGACAAATACGAACCTTACCATCGGGGTTTCGCTTGTAACCAAAAGTGTACTCAACTTCTGAAATTTCACCAGTTGTGGCACAAGTAAATTCATACGTTCCCATAGCGTGTGCTACTTCGTTGTGACAATCGATTTGATGATTGTCGAATATAACTTTACTGAAACCCTTTTTAGCGTTTATAGCGAAGCCCTGATCTTCTTTGAAACCACCGACTATAGCATCATGACCCACAAAATAAGACATTGCGTCGTTGGCGGTAGGACGAAACTGTTTCTGTGCAGCCTTGGTCGGTTTGAAGAGTACATTGGAGTGATCGTATCCATACAGTTCTCCCGCACGATCACATGCGAGACTCACGTAGTCTCCACCTGTTAGAAAAGAAGTTGAAATGTCTACTATAGATTGTGCCCAAAAGTTCTGTGCATCTATGACTTCATCCCTCGTCACATGTTCAGTGCCCACGGGGGTACGAAGATTGTCGATCAGATGAGAGGCTTCATCCATGGGTGGTGAATATCTAGACCTCTGGGTAGTTTTATTAAAATGCATACCCCGAGCTGAATTGATTTCTGTATCATATTGGTCTGGGTCAGTAAATACCCGAGTTTTAACGTTGCGTGTAGGTGGAATAACGAAGGTGAGGGCGAAAGACATGTTTTATATTTAGTGTATTTATTCTTTATCCTTCTTCTCGCCCGGACGAATAGCCCACTTATTTTCTTTCTGAAACTTCTTATAGTCAATTTCCTCAATTTTGAAAATCTTCTTAATAAGTTCCTTGATAGGGTGCGCTGTCTCCACCCTTTTAGGTTCACCATCCTCATCATAAGAAGGTGGTTTTCGCCTCCCCTCACCTGGAGCTTCTGTGGGTACGACAAAATCATCCTTTTTAGCGTGGGTCGTTACACGTGGACGTATAAAATGCATTCGTGTGAGTGATAAGATCATTTTATTGGTTGAAGCGTATTATCTTTAATATTGTGATTCTAAAAGAGTTTTGGCTACTCCCAATGCAACGAGGCCGACCCCGATCTCTTTGTACTCCATCTTGAGTAGACGACCCGCGATGGTCATCGGCATAACCCACGAAGTGAGTTGGAAGAGGCTGTAGTTGATTAAATCCTGATCAGGGAGAGCAGAATGAATTTTTACATTGCGAATATGTTTTCGTGGTTGTTTTTTATTACTTGATAACACGACACGTGTGCGTTGTACATGCATAGGTTTAGCTAGAGCTAACATTCCTATTTTTCGAGAGTTTCTTATCTTTAAACACCTAAGTGGAACCTATCTACTTCAAATACCATTCTACTACATTCATCATGAACGCTATGTCCATTACTGATTACATCCTCAAGCTCGAAAAGCTCAACGACGAGTCTCGCACCAAGATTGAACAACTGAAGACACTCCTCCAAGAAGCTCACGATGAAAGGGTCACAGCTTTAGAGAAGCTTTCTCTCTATGATACAACTTCTCGTGTCACTGATAAGACTATCAAGGTTGTCAATGAAAAGAACACCGACATTGCAGAGTATCTACTTACTCTCGCAGAATGTGTGGATGAATACTTCAAGACCGTCGCCTACCGACGAGCTGCTGAGGTTGTTGCCGATCTTCCTTACGAGGTTCTCAGTGGTGAAAGTCTTCTACACCTCAATGGTATCGGTAAGTCCATTGCCTCCAAGATTGACGATTTTCTTGAAGATCGTGATTCGGACTACGAGGAGTCCATCGCATCAACTGAATCTGATGCAGAGTCTGTTGCCTCTAATGATTGTGAGTCGGATGACTACTGTATTTCCTACAATCATGACATCTACACGATGCTCATGAATGTAGCTGGCTCTGAGAAAGATGGTTATAAGCGTCAGGCGTATGTCCGAGCGGCTTCCAAGATTTACAATCTCCCCTACAAGATTACAAATGGTAAAGAAGCCATGAAACTTCAAGGAATTGGTAAGTCTATTGCCAGTAAAATCGACGATTTCTTCTGTGAGAATAGGAACTGCGATCTCGCGGATTGCTTCATAAAGCTCGGCAACTTGGAAGATGATCACTACAAGTCTGAAGCCTACTGGAGTGCCGAAGAAAAGCTCCGTGATCTCAACTTTGAGGTCACCTCCAGTGATCAAGTCAAGAAAATTAAGGGCTTTGGTCCTTCCATTTGTGCAAAGATTGACGAATTTTTGAAAACTGGAACTATGCAGAGAATCGAGGAACTTTCTAGAACCTAAGTAAAACATAGAAATTTTAATAAATAACTAAAAATGTCTGTTGATTTCCGTGTCGCGTTTTGTCAGGCTACACAGTCGCTTTGCCCCGATGTGCAGCGTGTCATTTGGAGCACCGTTTTACCTCGCGAACTGAAAAGGGAACGGGTGGCGACCGCTTTCGCTGCGATGAGAGCCAAAATCATCGAGCTTGAGAGTGCTGAGGGTGACGAGGATGCCCAGATGCATTTAGATCTACTCCTCGGAATGCCTGTGTACCCCCCAGATGGAGTAGATGAAGATGAGTTGAGGACTCAACGTAGAATGGCGGCCTTCTCGGGGAAGGGTAGTGCTCTAGCCAGTTGGAAGTGGTATCGTAGATATTTTCTTTGTAATAAATAAACAATGGTTTCGTATGTATTAAATGTCGACAAGGCGGGTGATCTCAAGTTTGGTCGTAAGAAGTGCCGTCTCCACAAGAAGGCTGAAGTAGTGAAGGTTGCCAAGGACTATGGTATATCCACCCCTAATAAGAAGACTGTCAGTGAATTGTGTGGAAGTTTAAAGAAGAAAATTCAGAAGG